CGTCAACCATCATCATATCCATCAACCTCAACCCCCTACCATCTTAACATCACTGAAATCCAGTACCCGCTGATGTACCACCCCGAACAAAGGGAATTCCAACTGTTCCGCACATCCAAGACCCAAATAGTTCGCCCGCTCTTCCGGAAAATTCAACAAGGCCAGAAAATGCTTGTCATTCCCCAACCCCCTCGGCGCACCAAATATCCGGTACAGTTCACGGTCATAAGCCAACCCGGCTTCCTTGGCCGTGTCATAAGTACCCAGATACTTGTTGCATAACCTCGCTATCCAGCGGTACCGACCCGAATGCGTCTTCTTTGCCGTCACGCCACGGTACCCCTCACCGTTATAGTCCGAATTAATACCGTTCAAACTGGGATCTGCCGGCCGTAAATTACCGTACCGGTTATCCGTATCGTCACGGTTAATGTGATCCAGAAGTTTGGGTACGTCACCGTAATGATAAGCCGATGATGACTTGTAGAGCCATACCAACCGATGTATCAACAAGTTTCTACCCAAGAGCTGGGTAGCGTAAACACCCGAATCGCCGCGTTGCCGGTACCCCACAGGATCACCCATCTTCCTGCCTCCGCCCCGAACACCTTCCAAATAAACCAGCGGCCTAGATTTGTCCAGCTCCAAATACCCGTATTTCCGATGCAATACCCCTTTAGTAATCTCTTCGTCCCGCGCCTTCTCACCAGTATGCACGTTCAACTCCTTCCGCTCTTTCTTTACGCCATAACTCCTCGTCCGAAGGGACTCTCGCACGCCGATCAAGACCCGCGTGATCCACCTTCTCCGATTCATAGACCCGCTGACCCTCGATATCTATCTCGTTCAGCTGCCTGACAAGTTCCAATACCTTTTCCGTTCGACGACGATCAAAAAACTTGGCCTTCCAACCACACAAACTTATCAAATCCAAAACCAAGTCGCCTAATCCCGCCATTTACCTAGCCGTCACCATCCAGTAACGATTTCTCGTAAGTTTCCAAGTCGCGTCGAAACCAACCTCGCCAGAATCCGTTCTGACTCGTACGCGTACGACCCCACGTATCCGGACTATCCGGATCAGCTTCCCTCTTCCTGATATAATCTCCTACCTTGATACCGTACTTGCTGCCAGCAAACACATTGTTGGCATGAAACAGTACCCGTTCCCCAAAGTAATCCAAAGCCGTTAAATCCGCCCGTTCCAAAGCCGCTAACGTTCCTCGGCCCGCAACACCGTCAACATCTATCCACGCCTCCACTTGGTTGGGATTCATCTTGGTGTTGACCGCCATCTGCAAAATCATGTCACTGCTGCGTTTGCCCCCGTTAACCTGCATGTCAGCATACTGTAACCTTACCGGTGGCGGATACCTGTCCAAATTCATCTTGTCCCACAAGTCACGGTAGAAATCTATCGCTTGGTCACGCGTCATGTCACGCATGTCAGCCTCATTAGCGTCCCGGCCAATGAAATCACTGAAACTTTTTTGCGTGATACCCATGTTGGTCATGCCTCCACGATCATTAGGGTCAAAAACGTACCCTCCCTCGTGTGCCAATACCATCTCTACCCATTCCTCAAATGCCGCCATGCCATTATCCCCCCATATGTCATCATAAAATTAAGTGTCCGCTATTTAACAAAAAAATGTTTCAGTGCTGAACGCTTCTTTTTCTTCAACTCAGGATCTTGATGAAAACACTCTTGACTGCAATACTTCTTTTTCCTGCTCGGTACAAACGAAAACTCATTATCACATTCAGCGTTCTGACAGACAGCATAGACCTTCTTTGATTCTCTCATCTATCCCTATCCCAGAAAGATTTTTTGAACCACACAACAAACCTGCTCCAAAAACTTACCCGTTTCTCCACAGGTTTACCCGTCCATTCCACCTTCATCCTCCTGCGTTTAGGATACCTTGGACGCACTATTTTCTTTTACCGCGCTTTTTTGTTTCCAGTAAACATATCAATGGCGCTGCAAGCAGATATGAAACATTAAGCCCATACATAACTGATATCAAACCTATTGCAATCTTCGGCCCTATTGAACTGACATCATCCAAGCTGCCTAACATCGAAACCAGACCAATCATAAACCCTATACACCCATATCCGAATGCACATGCCCTAACTGTTTTCCAAAAGGCGATAGCAGTTTCAAGTGTTTCAGTATCTACATTTTTCCATATAGCAGAAAATGATGATAGAAAAGATCCTCTGTATGCTACCAGCAACGTACCAACAGTAGGAACAATAACAATAAATCCTGATGGTGCATCCAGAAACTGTGCTACGCCGCCCGACATCACCATGCCCGCTACTATCGGCATAATGATCAAAAACAAATATTTAATAAAAGCCATCTCACCCCTCCTACCTAACCGGCAATAAAGAATATTATCACTAAATACATCAGAACCACAGCTAGTATAGCAGCTGAAAAAAATATAACCAGCGTCCTCATTACATCAAAAAGCATAACCACCCATCCATCTAAGTAACGTCACCATCCCCATCGAAGCTAAAATAATGATGATAGCAGATGTAAGCATAATCAGCAACCACCAACCTAACCCATCATTCATCCGTTATTTAACCCCCCACCGAAACCCCTTCCTTCCTTCCCTCATCAGAATAATAAACCTTCATCAACTCCTGCGCCTTTACCCCAAACACAATTATCTCTTCCTTCAACTCTTCATAAACAGAAAGAATCTCGTCCGTACCCGCAGAACCATCATGATAAAGCTGTACCTTCTCAAGCGTACCGTCAAGGTTTAACACTATCTTCAAATGATTGGTTTCCTTCAAATGCGGATCTATTACTAACCTCATCTCCCCTCTCTCACCTCACAAGAGCTTAATACCTACCATAAATCCAATTGCCGCCTTATTTCCCCCGCCAAGTAATCATCACCCTCGTCCACACCCTCATCGCCATCCTCACTGCCGTCCAGAATCAAGTCCGTCATCGGCCTCAAAATCCATGCCGGACACAAATAACACGGCCGCTCCTTAAACGGTGATACCTGATCCTCCCACTTGCCCTCGCGTTTGCCGTCCTTGCCCGTTATCCAACCGCAAATCTCCAGTTCCGGTAACCCATGCAACCTCACTAACACATATTTCCAGTCGTTCCGGTCTTCCGGATGCAATATCAAACTTCCTCGCGGAGCTAAAGTCGATCTCACCACAATGTCATCACCAACCTCCGCCGTGCCCTTGTAATCTTTCCTGAAACCTCGCCAATCTAAACCCAAAACTACCGAAACTCCCAGTCCCGCCATGCAGCCCCTTACCGAAACTTCACCGTCATCCCCGCTATACCCATGCGATTCAGCCACCCCCAACCCACGGTTCATCCCGTGTCTCTCCATGCCAACTTCCCTCGCACGCAACAACTGATCCTCCGATAACGTTAACCTGACTACCGACATAACCTATAACCCCCCCCAACCACCTCAATCAAGATCAAATAACTCCAACTGCTCACTCACCCGACGCTTCTTCTTCCTGCCATTGCCCGATGGCGCCCTCTTCCTTATACTTATACTGTCTCCCTTACCCACACTCTTTAACCGGTCATCATTATATATTCGTTCAACTAACTCTATACTTACACTAGCCTCTTTCACACCATACTCGAAATCATGATATAACCTGCCCACATGATACGTACCGTCATTCTCCATCACTCCCGCTTTCTGTAACGCATCCAAAATAAGTTTCTGGCCCGCACTCGCCTGATTGTCCGGATCTACCCTCCTCGTCCTATTACTCCACACAAAATAAAAATCTACCGGGTAACCAACAACCTTGTCCAATCTCGTCCTGAACAATCTCGTTAACGCTAACTCTACCGCCTTCTTTACCTTGCCACGCTCATGAAAATGACTCCCAAACATCTGGTTCAATGTCGGTAACCGATACACGTCATGATTAAACTCCACACGCTGTACCCTGCCACACGCCCTCCTCGATGATAAACCACGCTCAGGTAAATATAATTCCATATACCTTCAACCCTCCAAGTTACCGGGGGGTACCCCTCCTCTTACTCCTTATCTTACTCATGTCCCGCAACGCCTGTCCACGCCTCCTCTTCTTGCCCGTCACAGATTTCCAAGTCCATGACCTTCTCCCTAACTCCACATCCAACCCCTCTGACCGGATATAAGCCACTAACCTCTTCTCACTCATACCCAAATCCTTGGCTATCTGATCCACACACCCCCCATACCTCATCATCACAACTATCGTCTCACGATACACAGCCGGATTGGCCTCAACCATGTCCTTACTCCATTTACCCATAACCTATCACCATACCCCCCCCCCATCCAACCAGTATCCACCATAGCACAAAACATCCCCCAATGTCAAGCACACTCACCAAACGCAACCCCCATCCCACACTCCCCACACGCACAGAAACTCTCCGTACACGTACCCCGCCCATAAGCTCTCTCGTGCCGACATGGGCTTATCAACCGTTTATCGTTCCAGAAGACCGGGGGTAACCTTGGGTTCCGGATTTCCATACATCCGCCTTTCGGATAAATTTCTTTAATCTTTGATATATTAAATTTTTGATATATTAAATTTATGATATATTGAATTTTTGCCATATTTAATCTTTTATTCTTTAATCTTTTATTCTTTAAATAAGTAATTAAATAATTAAAGACATATTTAATCTTTTATTCTTTAATCTTTGATATCTGAAAAGACTTAATTAAATACATATTTAAATACTTATACCCTTTAATCGTTGCAGACATCCGCGCACGCGTAAGGCGTCAACCATACTTTACACGATGCCATTTCTGCGAACGTAAGCGGGCCAAATTTAAGAGATAAATACTAAAATAGGGATATATAGCAGATTGGTTTAATAGGCGTCTAGGATCGCAAATTTGACGGCTTCTCGGCGATTCGGTGTCTTGAATAGCCAAACAAGTTGATTATAGTCAAATTTCAAGGCAAAAAAAAATGGGAGGTTAACCGGATCCGGTTAACCTCCCACAAAAAACGATTATGTTTTTATTAGTGCGCTTTATATACTACCGTCTCAATTTTAGAATTCCAACACGCGCGACAATCGCCACAAGAATTATCCTGCAAGCTCGATGGACAAAATACCTTGAGACCACCATCGATCCCTTGGTCAATTCTATCGAAGCCGGCGACAAATTTATCCGCGTCAAATATCGCCGAATTATGTCGAGGGCCATCAACAAAAAACTCGCCGACTTTAGGATGCGACACGCGGATAATTAAATTACTAGGATGCATGGCAAATTTGCTAGACTTTACTAGCTGGTATTCCTTAGTCGGCAACCAGTGTTTTATATGTGGCGATTGTCGCGCCACCGTCACGATGTCCGATAGCATCAAAAGGCCTTGTAAATCACCGGAATCGAACCACCGAAAACAGCCGGATTTTACAATACCTTTTTTGTTGTTCATCAGGTATATCATTGACGCACGCCACAAGGCGCGATCCTCCTGCCATTTCTGCAGACGTCTTTTAAGCGCGTTTTGTACGTTTGGAAATACATAGCGCCCCTTTCTAGCATAACATCTAAAACAAGCGGACCCTTTCTTTGTTGCTAGTATCGATCCCACGCCACAATCGAAGGCCGATATTGACCATCCATAAGTCGGCATCTTGCTAGGTGACGACAGGCCGCCGACGTTTTTTTCTGCTTCTCTTATATTCATTATTTTTCTCCTAAAGTATACGGTTATATTTGTCTGTTATCGATCGTGCCATGTCACGCGATCGCTTTCGGTTCCGGTGATGTTCACGTTCGGTCTGATCGCCGATAATCGCAAACAATAAAAGGCTAATACCAAACACTAAAAAACCTAGGAATACCACTATAGTATTTCCAGCTTAATCCCTAGCGATCCATACAAGTTTAAACCAACAAATAAAAACATGTCGCGGATGTTATCTAAGGCCTCCAATCTTTGGTAGATTTTACCCGCTTCTCTGGATGGTATTTTCAAAGCTTGATTTTTCCAATCATAATAGAAATTTGGTAGACATGATACTACCTCTGTTAAGTCCCATTTTTTCACTTTGTCGTCACAATATACGAAAGTAACCAAACGACACCAAACAAAACATTTTGTTTGTTTCTCTACTACCATGTAAACCGGTGTATTGACATCAACCATAAACCTAATTGTTCCTACTATGGTTTCGATGTCGTCAACACCATAAATTCGTTCATCGTTTTTGTTGAACATTTTGCTACCCCTTAATGTTAAAAGTTAAAAGTTAAAAGCTTAAAAACTGAATACTACAACCATATAAACGGATCCAAAGCGCGATAGATTACAAAAAAAATGCCCCATAGCAAAATTTGTTTAGCTATAGAGCATTATCAAATATACGATTTAAAGTTATTAAATACTTTGTTAATTACTTACTTTTATATTTATTTCCATATTTAATTATTTAATCTTTTATTCTTTAAATAAGTAATTAAATAATTAAAGACATATTTAATTCTTTATTCTTTATTGATTTATTTCTTTAATCTTTTATTTTTTAATCTTTTATTTATTTAATTCTTTATTCTTTATTGATTTATTTCTTTAATCTTTTATTTTTTATTGATTTATTTTTTTATTTTTTTATTTTTTAGCTATAAAGAGCCAAAAAATCGCAGTCTCAGGGAAAGTTTGCCGAAAATTCGCAGTCCAGCGTAAAGTTTGCCCAAATTTCGCAGTCCCACGGAAAGTTCAAGCAAAACCAAAATCCCATCCCCAAATCCTACCCCCCAAAAGAAGAACAAATTTTGATCCCCAATACCAAATTTGTTGGCCCCAGAGAGACAACTTTTCTCTCTGGGGTACAGACAGGCACTGGAATGTGTAACAAAATGTAACACTATTTAGAATTCTCCCCACTTTTCAACTACAGCATTCTTTATCAAGATCGACACGCTCAAAGAACTCCTACTACGCGCAATTCTCTCCAACCGTGACACATAGAAATCAGGAAGATCAGGCACAAGAGGTAAGCTCCGAAGTGCGTCACAAAAGACCTCTGATTTAGGCACGCCCTTATCTCGCGATAGATCCGTAAGCAACTTATATTCAGAATCGCTTAACCGAACAGTAAAAAAATTAGTCTTAGGCTTATCAGCCATAACACCCTCCAAACCCAGTTATAGCAAGCATTATACCCTCCCCCGGAAATTTAAATCAAAAAAAAGTATAAAAAACATTTGACATAGGTGTTCCCCTAGGCTAAACTAGTTTCGTATTTTGCAATATGGGATTGTGAAATACAGAACAATTAACCGAATAAGGAGTTTTAAATGAATGATCAGCAAGCACTGGAACTCGAACTCGAAATGTTCGAGGACGTACCTGTTCAAACCGAAGTTGAGGAGTGGATAGTCGAACACTTCATCATCAATAAAGAAACCAGCGAAATCTCGCTATGGATTGACCATTGCGAGATGATAGCAGAATTCAATTAAGGAGAGAGTAAGATGAGAGTAACCAGACAGAAAGTATACAAAAACATTGAGGGGCGTAAAATCGCCCAGAATAATAAATTGGAGGCTGCCTATAGGGAACGTTCCATTTCATGGGCGCATGACGCAGAACTTCTTCTCACCAGAATACTTGAAGAGGAAAAGAGTAATCTTCAAGCAGTAATATGCCGAAGTGTACGCACCAGAGAAAACAAGCCAAAGCTCCTCTCCCTTGAAGACCTGAGAGGTTGGATCTGGGATGAAACACAGGCCATGAATCGCTCTATCCTCAGTCTTGAATCAAAAGCTCAAGAGGCCTTTTCAGCATTAGAGGCCATGATTACAGAATTAAAAGGACTAGGAGAGACAGAAGAGTTAATCAATAAAGAACTCCAGAAGATAGCCTACCCAGAGGGGAATCAAGAATGAAATACACCATAGGAGTTTTTGACGTCAATAAGGGGTTTGGGGGACATGAAGAGGGCGGATGGTACTACACATACGGAATCCTAAAACACCGAAGTCCAAAGACGTTTTCAGACCGCGCAAAAGCGCGTGAATATGCCCAGAGATTCCAAGCCAAGCTTGACCGCCAAGCCAACAACCGTGGCTCATACACGGATATCAATTCTGTGCTGTGCGAGGGCGTCCTGATGGCTGAAGTACATGAGGGTGAGTTACCCTCATCCTATCCAGAAGAAACACCATACTACTGCTAAGGAGAACCAATAATGCATTTACACCTGATTGAAGATGATGAGGGGCAATTGGTGGACGCAATCGATTTATGTTCGGATTATTGCCATCAGGATTATTGCCATACAGAAAATCTTGAGTACCGTGGATGGAACGGATGCAACGAATCCGAATTCAATACATGGTGCGCCAACTGCGATGTCTTAATCGAGGGCGTCGAAGGAGAATGCTACTAACACCTAGTCGAAACACGCGCGTGAGTGCGCGTGTCGGCATCATCCATCGTGGATGTATGAGTCCCTGATGAGACTAGTCAGATTAGAATAATAACCAAGGAGAAACAAGAATGGATTATAGCAAGATTCAAAATGGAATGGAATCAATCATTGAAGCCTTGAAAGAGAGCAACTCAACGAGCAACGGAGTGGAATATTCTGGCATCTCTGACATGCTACACGGTCAAAGCGACATCCTTAAGAATTTCCTTCAAGGTTCATTCTCTGCTGACATGAGAGCGGATATGAAAAAAGCTATCGAAGCAAGCACTGGACAAGGACAAGCGGAAGCCACAACCGATCTGGTTGGCACGATCAATAGTCTCAGGGATCTGATCGGAGCCACGTTTGAATCTGAAGAGATATCGAGCGAGAATATTGCTAACCATATCGACGCGAGTGAGATCGCTGACAATTTGGTCATAGATGTAGACGCTAGTGACATAGCAAGCTATATCGATATTGATAGCCACGATGTTGGACAAAATATCGAGATTGATACTTCCCATCTCGCCCAATGCATAAGCGAGGATCTAGGGATCTTATTCGAGAGCAAAGTAAACAACCCCAGCGCGGATACGAATTCAGCAGCAGCAGTAATTTTAGTAGATAAGCTGGGCGTCGATATAG